CGCATCCCCGCGGCGGGGGGCTCAAACCTTGCACCTCTGAGAAAGGCAACCCGCCATGACCGTCCTTCACCAGCCCGCCACGACGGGCGATGTCCTCAAGTACGAGGTCAACCCGAACTACACCCGCGAGACCGTCACGCTGCTCGAGGGCACCAACTATCCCGTCGGCGCCGTGCTCGGGCGCATCACGGCGAGCGGCAAGTACAAGCTCGCCACCTCGGGCGGCTCGGATGGCGCGCAGACCGCAGCCGCCGTGCTGCTCTACGCGGTCGATGCCAGCGCCACAGACGCTATCGGCGTGGTGGTCGCGCGCGGCCCGGCCATCGTCTCGAAGGCAGCGCTGGTCTTCGACGCCACCGTCGATGACGCGCCCAAGACCGCCACCAAGCATGGCCAGCTGGCCGCGCTGGGCATCGTCCCGCGCGACACCGCCTGATCCGGCCGCGCGCACCTCTTCCCTGCCCCTCTTTCCCCGGAGTTCCCCATGACCATCACCCGCAACCCGTTCGACGCGGGCGGCTATTCGCTCGCCGAGATGACGCAGGCCATCAACATCCTGCCCAACCTCTACACCCGCCTCGGCCAGATCGGCCTGTTTCGCTTCGAGGGCGTCACCCAGCGCTCCATCGTCATCGAACAGCGCGAGGGGGTGCTGAGCCTCCTGCCCTCGGTACCGCTGGGGGCGCCGGCCACCGTCGGCAATCGCGAGGCGCGCTCCATGCGCAGCTTCGCCCTGCCGTGGATCCCGCATGACGACGTGATCCTGCCCGCCGATATCCAGGGCATGCCCGCGCTGGGCGTCTCGGATGCGGCCGATCCGCTGGTCGAGGTGATGAACCGCAAGCTCACGCTCATGCGCCGCAAGCATGCCCAGACCCGCGAATACATGGAGATGAACGCGCTGCGCGGCATCGTGAAGGATGGCGCGGGCACGACCCTCTACAACTACTTCACCGAATTCGGCCTCGATCAGATCTCGGTCGATTTCGTCTTCGGGACCGCCGGCACCAACATCCAGGGCAAGGTCCGCACGACCTTGCGCGCGATCGAGGACAATCTGCTGGGCGAGACCATGACCACCGCCCATGCGCTGGTCAGCTCGGAGTTCTTCGACAAGCTGATCAGCCACCCGAAGACGGAAGACGCCTACAAGTTCTTCTCGGCCACCGGTGGCCAGCCGCTCCGCGAAGACATGCGCCGCGCCTTCCCCTTCGCGGGGATCCTCTTCGAGGAATACAACGGCTCGGTCACCCTCTCGAACGGCAGCTCGGAACGGCTGATCCCGACCGGCGAGGGCATCGCCTTCCCGCTTGGCACCTTCGACACCTTCACCACCTATGGCGGGCCCGCGAACCTACTGGAGACCGCCAACACCGTCGGCCTGCCGCTCTATGCGCGCCAGATGATGGATGCGAAGGGCCGCTGGATCGACCTGATGACCGAGGCCTCGATCCTGCCGGTGAACAAACGCCCGCGCCTCGCGATCCGCCTGCACAGCTCGAACTGACGCGCGCACGCATGTCGGTCTTCACAGCGGCCATCGACAACCTGTTTGCCGATCCCAGCATCGCCCGAGATGCCACCTGGATCGCGGACGGTGGCACCCCGAAACTCGTCCGCGTGGTCACCCGCCGCGCGGACGAGGTTACGGGCTTCGGTGACGCCCGCCTCTGGTCCGAAACCACCCGCATCGACCTGCGCGTGGCCGAGGTTCCGAACCCGCGACCCGGCGACCGCATCGAGATCGAGGGCGAGGCTTTCATCATCCAGGGTGAGCCAGTCCGTGATCGCGAGCGGCTCATCTGGACCGTCGATCTGCGCCCGGCTTGATCACCATGCAGCTGAAACTCGACATCACCCCTGACCTCGTCGCCATGATGGCCGCCGAGATCAAGGCGGGCGAGAGGGCCGTCAGCCAGGCCGTCAGCGAGGCCGGCAACAGCGTGAAATCCTCCTGGCGCGCGCAGATCACCGGCGCAGGCCTCGGCCAGCGCCTGACCAACACCATCCGATCGGAGCAGTTTCCGAAAGGCCGCCCCAGCCTCAGCGCGGCGGCGCTGGTCTGGTCGAAGGCCCCGGTCATCATCGGCGCCCATGAGACCGGCCCTCTGATCCGCTCCCGCAACGGCTTCTGGCTGGCGATCCCCACGCCCGCCGCCGGCAAATCCTCGCGCGGAGGGCGGATCACCCCCGGCGAGTGGGAGCGCCGCTCGGGCCTGCGCCTGCGCTTCGTCTATCGGCGAACCGGGCCCAGCCTTCTGGTCGCCGAGGGTCGGCTGAATGCGCGCGGGCGGGCCGTGGCAAGCAGATCGAGGACCGGCCGAGGCGTGACGACCGTGCCGATCTTCCTGCTGGTGCCGCAGGTGCAGCTCCGCAAGCGGCTGGACCTCGCTCGCGATGCAGCGCGGGCGCAGGAGGCAATCCCAGGCGCGATCGTTGCGCATTGGGTCGAAGGAAGGATCGGATGACAACTGCAATGCTGCCATAAAGTGCGCGAGCCAAGTCGCCAGTGGCGTGATCATTCAAGACAGATCTCGCAATCATGCTCAGAAGTTCGTTCGCCAACCCTTGATATGGAGATGCCGCATGATCCTGAGATACACTATCCTATACGTCGATGATGTCGCCGCGACGCTCGATTTCTACGAGCGCGCGTTCGCCCTCACGCGGAGCTTTCTGCACGAGTCCGGAGATTACGGTGAACTGTCTACCGGGGAGACAAGGCTCGCTTTCTCCTCGACTGCGCTGATGAAACAGTTTGGCAAGGCTCCGGGCAGGCCGGTCCCCGAGGCGCCCGTGTTCGAGATCGCCTTCGAAACCGGCGACGTCCATGCTGCATTCGAGCGAGCTGTGGCGGCAGGGGCGAAGCCGTTGCAGCAAGTTCGCGATGAACCCTGGGGGCAGACCACGTCCTATGTCAGCGACCCGAATGGCTATCTTGTGGAGATCTGCTCACCGGTCCAGTTACCGAGCGCCGGTTGACGCAGGACATCCAGAACCGGCGCATTGCGACGCAGTTGCGCCGGGCTCATTCCGAACCACCGAATGAAATCTCGGGTCATGTGCGCCTGATCGCTGAAGCAGCATTCAATAGCAATTTCGGCAAGCGGCGCGCGGGTCGGGAGCATTCCAACAGCACGGCGCGCCCGTGCCAGAAGTCGCCAGAAGTCCGGAGACGGCAGGTTCCGGATCATGAACTGCCGCTGCAGTGTCCGGATGGAAACCCCAAGATCATGAGCGACGGACTCAACGGTGGCGCCGGGTGCAGCTAGCGCATCGATCGCATGATCCAGTTCGTTGTGATCGCCGCATTCTTCTGCCAACACAGTCTCCGTCCGGTCGGCATTCGCGCGAACTGCTTCGAGTGCTTTGGGCGACACGAGAGCGCCTGGACGCAGGCGATAGCCAGTGATCTCAACGCCGGGACCCAGGGCGACAGTCCGGGGCCGGAAATCCAGTTCTGTAAAGACAACTTCAAAAGGTCCGTCTGCGTTGCGGACAATCAAGACATCCCGGCACCCATCCGGAAATATAGCCGATACCGCCGCCCCGTCCGCGTGATGCTGCCACTGAATGAACCGGGAATCGTTTTCCATCTCAAGCAAATAGCAAGTATCTGCGCGGCGTGTCAGCAACGAACGCGCCGCAGGGATGCCCGGACCGAGCTCAATATCATCTCTGTCGCCCTCTTGCACGGATTTGGCCGAACCATGCCCACCCCTCGCGAGACCATCCTCACCGCCCTGGCGGACCTGTTGCGCACGGTGCCGCATGTGCCGGTGCTGCGCGGCGAGGTGCTTCCCGAGCGCGTGCCCGCCGCCGGCCTGATGATCCTGCGCGATGGAGATCCGGGTGAGCCCGGCGTGACGCTGTCGCCGCTGCGCTACCATTACCAGCACCGCGCCGAGATCGAGGCGGTCGTGCAGGGGACTGATCGCGACACGACCTTTGCCGAGCTCTGCGCCAGCATCGGCGCGGCAGTCTCCGCCGACCGCACGCTGGGCGGCCTGTGCGACTGGGTCGAGGCGGAAGCTCCTCGCCCGGTCGACCTGCCCGTAGACGGCGCGGCCAGCCTGAAGGCCGCCGTGATCCCGGTGATCCTGCATTATAGCACGGCCGACCCTCTGGCCTGACCCCCAACACCACAGGAGACGAGACGATGGCACGAGCCCACGGGGCGCGGGCGCAGATGGCGCTGGCGTTCGAGACGACCTATGGCACGCCGCCCGCGAGCGGCTACACGCGGATGCCGTTTGCCAGCACCACGCTGGGGGCCGAGCAGCCGCTGCTGAACTCCGAGCTGCTGGGCTACGGCCGCGATCCGCTGGCGCCGATCAAGGATGCGCTGACGGCCGATGGCGACGCGGTCGTACCGATCGACGCCAATGCCTTCGGCTTCTGGCTGAAGGGGGCTTTCGGCGCGCCCACCACCACCGGCACCGCGCCCGGCCCCTATAGCCACGAGTTCCGCTCGGGCGGCTGGGTGCTGCCTTCGATGGCCATCGAGGTCGCCATGCCCGAGGTGCCGCGCTTTGCCATGTACGCGGGCTGTGTCGTCGACCAGCTCTCGTTGCAGATGCAGCGCGCGGGGCTCCTGACCGCCACCGCCCGGCTGGTGGCACAGGGCGAGGCGCTGGCCGCGACCACCGGCGCGGGCACACCGGCCGCACTCGACCTCCTCCGCTTCGGCCATTTCAACGGCACGGTCACGCGCAACGGCGCCGCGCTGGGCAATCTCGTCACCGCCGAGGTGACCTATGCCAACAACCTCGACCGGATCGAGACCATCCGCGCCGATGGTCGCATCGACGGCGCCGACCCCGGCATGGCCGCGCTCACGGGGCGGATGGAGGTGCGCTTCGCCGATCAGGTGCTCGCAAACCAGGCCATCGCCGGGGATCCGTGCGAGATAGAACTCGGCTGGACATTGCCTTCGGGCGAGAGCCTGACCTTCACCATCCACGCCGTCTACCTGCCGCGCCCGCGCATCGAGGTGCCGGGGCCACAGGGCATTCAGGCGAGTTTCGACTGGCAGGCAGCAATGGATCCCGCGCTGGGGCGGATGTGCACCGTGACGCTGGTCAACGAGAGGGAGACCTGGTGATGCTGACGCTCGACCTAACGAACGCGCCACGCTGGCTCGACCTGCTGCCCGGCGTGCGACTGAAGCTGCGCCCGCTGACCACCGCGCTGATGGTCTCGGCTCGCACGGATCCGGCGGTCGAGACCCTGCCGCCTGAGGCGACGACCGAGGAACTCGCGCTCGCCATGGCGAAGGCTGTGGCCCGGCGCGCGGTGCTCGAGTGGGAGGGCGTCGGCGATGCCGATGGCAACCCGGTCGGTGTCAGCCCCGAGGGCATCGATGCCCTGCTGGAAATCTGGCCCGCCTTCGAGGCCTTTCAGGCGGCCTATGTCGCGAAGGGGCTGCTTCTGGAACGGGAAAAAAACGCCTCATCGCCCTCGCCGAGTGGTCCTACGGCGGGGGCGAAAGCTACTGCGCGGCGTGCGCGGGGCCGTGCCCTGACTGCCCGGCAAGACTGAACCGGCCGCTCACCTTTGAGGGCGCGCAGGTCTGGGACCTGGCGCAGCGCCTCGGTGGCCAGCTGCGCATCCTGCCCGGCGCGCTGATCGGCTGGGACATGGGCGCGGCGCTCAGCCTCGGCCGCGCGCTGGGCGTCCCGCCTTTGGCCATGGCGGAGTTCCTGCCGCCGATCGAGGCCGTGATGGTGCGCAGGATCAACGAGCAGATGGCGGCCGAGCGCGGCTGATGGTCAGGAAGGCCCCTTCGGGATGACCTGCACCCCCGGCAAGCCCTCGAAATGTGCATCGCAGGTCACCAGTATCGCGTCCCTGGCGCGCGCCGTAGCGAAGACAATGGCATCGGCGGTGGCGAGGCGATGCGCGCGGCAGGCCTCGGCCGCCGCAAGCGCGATGTCGGTGTCGAGCGGCACGACCTGGCAGACCTGCGTGAAGGCGATCACCTGATCGGCCTTGTCCTCGCCCACCTCGCGGGCGAGCCACTTGGCGAGTTCGAGTTGGACCATGGTCGGCACGACCCAGGCCTCCTGCTCGGGCAGATGCCCAGCGACGGCCTCGCCGGTGGCGGACCCGATCAGCCATTCGATCCAGGCCGAGGTGTCGACGAGGATCATCAGGTCCGGTCCGACCGGTCGCGATAGTTCTCGGGCCGCGCCCCCTTCGCGAGGCCCTCCAGGCTTTCCCTCTTCGGCACCGGCACCAGCAGGACGCCCGTGCCCTTCGGGATGAAGGCGAAGGTCAGCCCGGCCTCCCAGGCTTGGGCAGTCCGGATCGCCTTGGGGATCGAGATCTGGAACTTCGAGGACAGGGTCGCGGTCTCGGCCATCGTCATACGCCTCATGTATCGATGCCAATAACGTAAGACGCGAGAGCCAACTAGGCAAGGAGCATCCGATGACCGAGAAGCGCGTATCCGTCCGTCTCGCGGCGGTTGGCGGCCGGCAGGTGCGTGCCGAACTGGAAGGTGTCGGTGAGGCGGGCGCGCGCGGCTTCGGACGGCTGTCGCGCGAGATGGAGCTGGCCAACACCCGGCTCGCCGCCTTCGCGCGGCGCGCGCGGATCGCGGCAGCGGCTGCGGCGGGTGCACTAGCGGCGGCTGCCACGGCGATGATCCGTTCGGGGCTGTCGGCGGTCGACGCGCAGGCTAAGCTGGCGGCCTCCTTGGATACCACGGTCGAGAGCATCCAGGTGCTCGAGCGCGCGGGCGATCTGGCGGGCGTGTCGATGGGCCAGGTCGAGCAGGCGGCGATGCAGCTGACCCGGCGGCTGAGCCAGGCCGCCGCCGGGGCCGGGCCTGCGACGGAAGCCCTGCGCCGCCTGCGGCTGTCGGCCGGAGA